ATCTGACTCACATTCGGAACATTCGTGGCGAAAAAGGCTCTAATGCCAAGGTCACCGCACGTCTTCGTCGATGGGTTACCGGAAACGAACACCGCTTGGCCATTTGCGACTTAGGTCGCAGATGTGGCTACTCGGAGTTCGCGTACGTTTCTTGTCTTCCTGACATGTCTGTCACCAAAGCGATCTACAGCAGCTTCTGGATTGTCAAACAAGGTTTTCTCTACGATCTGGCCATCACTGGCTGGAACTTAGGGAGAGCTGTTACGCGTTACGTCGTTAGCGAATCGATCGAGGGTGTCACCACACTCTCTCTTCGCTTACACGACCAATACGTAGCCCCGACTGTCCACAAGGCTCGCGGTACTGTCACCGCCTTGAACATCGCATCCACTATTGGAGGAATCGTTAACACCATTGGTGAAAAACTACGATCTCTTTTCGATTGGTGCCGCAACCAGTTCAAGGCCGTGATCAACTCTATCGCTGAGAACTTTCCAGCCCTCTCTGGCTGGTTGGTTCTCATTGGCAAGATCGCTGCTGCTGCTATTCCTTTCTATGCAGCACTCGTTCTCACGGTTTTCATTCTCACCGGCGTCTCTCGTATCGCCGAGGCAGTTTGGGATCTGCTCTTCTCCTTCGTTCCCGACATCACGTCGGCCGCGAAGAAATTCCTACAGACTCTGAGCAAATGGCTTCGCTCGTTTTGGTCCTCTCCTGAGGACGAAGACAGCGATGATGTTCTCGAGCCGCAGAAACAAGGTCTCAGCGACGTCCGCTTCGGCGACATCGTTGACTACTTCAAGTCTGCCCTCGATCTCAACATTAAGCCTTCTCTTAAGTCTTGGGGATCTGCACTCCCAAAGGTCAAGTCCATCACTGAGGCAACTGCGTGGTTCGTCACCAAGCTCAGCGACATCTTTTTGTCGCTGCAGCAATGGTGGACGGACACGCCCTCGCCTCAGTCTTTGGTCGAGATCTCTATGACCAAGGTCATTCGTGAGACACAACGCCTAACCAACGTCTACCAGCTTGCTGGTACCGTTGGACAGGCCCTTGTCTCCGAGCCCGACTTTGAGAACCAAGTCCTCGATGTCATCGCGCAGGATGCAGCTTTGGATGCCGACCGTTACAAGTCGACACACAAGCTACAGACTACCTTGAACATTGAGTACACTCGTGCCATGGACGGGTTTCGCAAGATCCACCTCGACGTCCTCCGTCGTCGTGCGACCAGCGATTCTCGCAAGGTTCCGATGTGGCTACACTTCTATGGAGAGACTGGCTCCGGCAAGTCTCTCTCTATGAAGCCGCTGTGTCAGATGCTCCATGATCAGATGTATGCTCAGACCGGCGATCCTCGCTACCTTCAGAAATTCGATTTCGAGCGTCAAGTCTTCGTTTTGAACGAGCTTGATCCTTTTTTCGATAAGTACAAGGGTGAGCCGATGCTGTACGCCGACGATCTTTTCCAGTCCACACAGGACGAGGTCATCGCGAACACAGCACAGGTTTTGATCAACTTGGTCGGCCCCAACCGCTATGAGCCGCTCAACGCGGACATGACGATCAAGGGTAAAGCCGTCGACATTGACTTTGTCATATCGACCGGTAACGACCACAGTTGGGAGAAACTTCTGATCAAGAGACCTGAGGCGCTGCACAATCGTGTTGCGCTGAAGGTTTTCGTGACCACGGATTCTGCTGGCACCATCGTCTATCGACCCACTGCTTACGAGCAGAATGTTCAACGTCGCACCGTTAGGGCCTTTGCTGGCCCCACCGATGCTAACGGGTTCATTCCCCTCGATGCATTGGCTGCGATCTGTGTCCACGCTTATAACGTCCCACGCAGGTCAAAGCTTTTGCCAACAGCAACTGTCGAAGTTCCGGGGTACTCAATCCTCGGCCCGCGCTTCTCTGCCGCCTACTCGGTTCCTACCAAGGAGCTCAGTCATGTCGGTCCCACCGACGACGGCAATGAAGTGCAACTTCCACGATGGAAGAAGTTGGACCCGGAGGCTAAACCCTTCGTGCCCGATCTCAATGTCGTGAAGCAGATGATGGAGTGTGAAAACGGTAAGCTCGAGGCTGAGCCTCGCGAACCGTCAAGTCCTGCGCCTGCTACTGCCGCGCTCGACCAATCCACTCCTGAATCTCGTACTAAAGATGCTATTGAGACTGCTGTCTGGAAGGAAGAGGTGCGTCGTCGTTTAGTCGACCACACCAACTCCCTTACGTGTCCCGAGGTCCCAGATCAAGTCATCGATCTCTGGAACTTCCGGAACTATCCAGACCTTCTCAAGCTCAATGCTGTCCGCACCTCAAACGGATGGCTCGAAGCATCAACGGTCCCGGCGGACCTCAAGCTATTCAACCTGGTTAATCGCAAGGTTGTCCAGCTCGCCGAAATCGCCCTCGCCAAGCAACGATATGAAGAATTCACGAAGTTACGAGACAAGGTCGCGTCGATTCAATCCGCACCTATCTCGCTCGTTAAAGAGTTCTATGTCGTTCTTAACCCGATGTTTATAGGAAAGTTCGACGGCCGCGCCGTCGTATTCTACTTGAAGCATCTGGAAGAGATTGCTGGAGTTGGCAGAGATGCCCCTCCTCACACCTGGCGATCACGGGCCTACGAGTTCTGGAGCACTTCCGAGTGCACCTCTTGGGTCCGTAACGCAAACGCTTACATCGATTTGTGCAAAAACGGTGGACGAAAGTCTACCGTCGCTCTTGCCAAGTACGCCTACACGGAAAAGCATTTTGCACGACATTGGTTTAAGAACCCTCACGAAGGCTTCGAAGAATACGTCAAGCATCGCAGCGGAAAAGCGCAGATCTACTCCTTTGAGGAGTATTGCATCCAGCGTAAGTACGCACATACCGCCATGCTCGCCGCAGGCTTCGGAGCCGCAGCCCTCGCAACATCAGTTGTCGCCGCCTTACTAATCGGTTTACGAGAAATCGTTACCGGTCTATTCGGCCGCAATCCTGACAAGCAGTCTGGGAATTTCAAGGGATCTAAGTCCGTCGGCCAACGCGTCACCGTCTCTGTCAATCGTGGCCCTGCAAAGGTCATGAAGACACCAACGGTTCGACCGCTACCACAAGCCGACGACTCCCTTGATCCAGCCTACACGCTGGATCCCATTCTTGCTGTTGTGAGGCAAAACCTCCGGTTCTGCAATTTCAACGGGCAGTCGGGCAACATACTTGGGATCATTTCTGGTCTCTTTGTAACACCCACTCACCTTTTGGAACGCATGACTGAGGCGTCATCTCTCTTGATTGCGATCGATGGCTTTGGCCCTCAACTCGCTCTCAATTGGGGAGACGCAACTGTCTACGGCGATGGGGACCCTAACGGGTACTCATTCGTCGCATGCAGCAAACAGATCTCCTTCAAAGATATTCGGAAGCACTTTACGGACGATGTTCATCATAACGTCCGCATCAAGCGATTGCTTCCCATTATCAAGGAGAATGTCCAAGAGCTGCATATCCACGAAACCTCTACCTGGTCTCACGTCGACATACCCCGTTTCCACGGCTGTGAAGGCGAATTCCAGGAGATGGCAAACGCTGGAGGCTACTGCGGTATTCCCTACTTCTATGTCTTACCCACGGGCTTGAAAATAGCCTACATTCATGGAGCAGGTGATTCAAAACGCCGCTGGTCCTTCGGTCATTTCCTCAGTCGACACACTGTCAATATGTTCGTGGACTTACACCTTCAACAAACGGGCACCTCTGTTGTGCCAGAAATCGAGAAGTTTGATGGTTCGTCAAAGATGACACCACTCCTGCAAGCCGGCAAAGTTTTTACTCCCGGCACTGTGCTTATGGGACGCCTCCCACCAGGCATCTCCTTCCACACACGCATGGACTCGTCAATCATCAAGACAACACTCCATCCTGACCATATGCTTCATCCTCAACAAGATGATGATGGTCCTATCTCTCTCGGTTTCGCGCCTACACGGTTGCCCGCAAACCTCTCACCCGACGGCGTCGGTGGTGGATTGAATTATCCGCTGCATAAATATGCAGTGTTAGGTGGTGAACCCAATATCACCTATTCTATCCCCGACTCGCTGTCAAATGCCCTGCCTATGAACGAGATGTTACCACCAGGTTTTTCCCTCAAAAACACTGGTTGGCTCACCACCGAAGAAGCAATTCTAGGTTGTGATGGCGTCGAATCACTCGAACTTAAACAGGCCGTCGGTTATCCCGATGCGTGCTTCGGCAAGCGTCGGCCAGAACTTTTGTTCCTTCCCGGGACCAAAGAAATCCGACCAGAGTTCATCGATAAGATGAATGACCTAGAAGAACGACTCAGCCGTGGCGTCTATCGCATGGTTGGAATCGTCTTTCCTAAGGACGAGTTGATCGAAACTCCCGATCTCCTCAAAGGCAAAGTTCGCTCCATAACAATGGGCGAGCTAACATATGTCGTCATGGGCAAGCGCCTGTTCCACAGGCCTCTTAAAGCCCTTGAAGCGCAGCCCGCTCATACGGCCTGCGCCACTGGATTCAACCCTCACGGGAAGGACCCCGACATTTTGTATGCTCGTCTTGCGTCAAAGAGCAAGAACACCCTCGCTGGTGACCAAACCGGCCAGGAGCGCACAATTCCCACACCATGGGAAGAAGAGTATGTTACGTGGTGGGACGACACTTTCCCCCTACCTATTAAGCTCAAGACTATCCGTGCCAACTATATACGCAGCGTCATCCGCCCGTATCTGATGGTTTTCGGAAGAAT